CGTTGCATTTCAGCCAGCCTGTTGGCGGTGTGGCTGAAGGCCATGGAACAGGCACGCCAACGGGTAATGCCGAACCTTCTCCCAAACCAAGGTTTTCGAGAGCTGTTTTCACCGTGCCATCCGATTTGATATCACTAAACGGATTCTTGCGGCTTAACAGCAGCGCACGAAGCGCAGTAAGCAGCTGGTCGTGCCTCTCCTTCTCCAGGCTGGCACCGGATGCCTCCACCACGCTGCAGAGTTCTTCCTGCAACATATCAAAGTAGTCATCATCCAGATCGGTGGCAGGTGTGCCGGTCTGGGGGTTACCACGGGTAAAACCGTTCTTACCCGCGCCGAACTTATCCTTCTGCGCGGTTTTCGTGTCTATACGATGCATGGATTACTCCGGATATTTAAAAATTACGTAGGTATGCGACGGGCAGAGTTTGTTAAGCACACACTCGACAACGGTGTCGCCCCATATACGCAGCGCGGAATCACAGGGATCGCCACATGTCATCCAGGTGGTGTTGGTGGCGGCTGGCATGTTGATCTGCCAGTAATACCGCCATTCCGGCGCATTCACCGCGTCAGTACAGGCCGATGAGCAGGTGAAGGTGCTTTTGTCGTATCGCGTGATGGTGGCATCTGGCCTGCCCAGGGCAGCAAGCTGTGCAAGATAAAAATCCTCGTTGATGCCGCCCGCCAGGTTAACCTTCGCATCCAGCCGTTGCTGACGCTGGCGAAGAGTCTGCGTTCCCGCCGGAATACATTCATCCGGCAGACCGCACAGACGCTCCCAGCGGTTTATCAGTTCAGTGGTGGTGCGCGGATCCAGCTCCCGCATCAGGGCATCCGCACGCTGATGAACGCGGGTTAATGACGGTGCCGCACCGGCAATCGCCGGATCGCTGGCTGACCACGCCGGACCGGGGGGCAACAGTGCCGACAACAGACGGATGTAATCATCGTTTGTCACGTCCATGAAATCGTCCCCAGTACCGCCAGTTCATTTTTTGCAATGGAGATATTGTCTGCCGGTGCAAGCAACTGATGGCTGTATTCCCCGTTCGCACCGGAAATCGCTTCACTGATACGCGACACCTTCAGTTCTCCCTGCGGATAACCATCACGCAGCAGGAACGAACGCAACTCGGCGGTGATGGCAGCCCGTATTTCTGGTGTATCCGGCGTCACACGGATATGAAAATCCACCGTATGCGCCACCGGCCTGAACACATACAAATCAGAGCCTGCCACCGGGGCCAGTGGCTCGATATGCAGCCTTGCCGCCGTTTCCGTTGATTCTTCCGGAATGGGATTAATCAGGTCGCTGCTGGCAATCATCACACCGACAGTCCCCGTTCCCATCCAGTGTCGGTATGTCCATGCGCGGGTAATGCCGGGAACTTCTTTAGCCCAGACGACATAGTCCCCGTCAGCCCCGCCCTGAGGCGTCCAGTAATACCGCTCAATGACGCGGGCGCGCCACGTTTCCAGCTCTTCAGTATCAAATCCACCTGTCAGTGTATCTGCCACGCCGGAAGACGGCAGACCATTCACCGGCGTGACCAGGATTAATGACGTACCGTCGTCAGCGTTACCGACCGCGCCTGCACTTGAGCAGGCGATCGGCACGCGCAGGACACCACCGGAGCTGGTTGCATCGGCAGTTGCCGTGTACTGCACCAGGTCATCGCGCTGAATAACACTCCCGGCGGTCACCTTCAGGCCATCGCTGACACCTTCCCAGCGCATATACCCGCTGGCAGCCGTGGCCCCCTTGCGCGGACATCGTTTCATCGCAGCATGTCGCGCCAGCCAGGACTCATCGCACAAGTCAGGCAGCATGTTCATTGCCAGATAATCGATGTACCCGTAAACCGTATGCAGCGCCGCCGCATACACCTTTGCCCGCACGTCTTCATCCATGCGCCGGAGCGTGTCGCTGATGTCCAGCCAGGCGAATAAATCGTTACGGAGCATACTGATATTTTCTGCCAGCGTCGGGCGCTGAAATTCACTGTCCGCCATGCGTTATCGCACTCCACAGATCATCAAAAGAAATCATTACCGGTCCGTCACGACGCCAGAGAGTGATACTGTTACCCAGTTCATTAATCCCGGTGCGGCGGATATCCAGATCAATACGGGACACCACGCCATCATCAATCATCCATTGCAGGCATTCGCGGATATACCCCCTTACCGTCTGCACCAGCTGATTGGTCAGTTTGCTGCGCTGAAGCAGCCACAGTCGGGAGCCGTAACGGTCATTCTGTACCGCAGGCCAGGTATCCCCCCACCATCCCATCGGGACGCCGGCGTTGTCATCAGGCTCCGCCCGCCGCCAGGTAAACAGGGAAATCACCACGGCGCGGGTCAGCGGATCCAGCGGTGCGCTGGCGCAGGTGCGTTTACCGTTCACCGTCAGCCACAGTTCCATCATGCCTCCATCGCTTTATCAGGTTTGTCGGTGTTACTGCCCTGACCGTTCTCTCTGTGACGATGCCCGTTATAGGCAAGCCGCATCGCTGACATGGTGGTGCCGCTGGAGTCGCACAGGTCTTTCACCTGTCCTGTCACTTCCAGGTCCATTTCAAAACGTGCCTTAGGCGCATTGCGAAACGTGATCGTTTTACCTGCACCGTCCACCACGATCCCCTCCCGGGTCAGCGTCACGGACTGCCCCTGATCGTCATAGACAGCCACCTCCCCAGTCTGCAGCCCTTTCAGGCGGTAGCGACGGTCCGACACCGTAACAACCACCGCATGAGAACGGTCTCCATCCGGAAACAACACCACCGCTTCCGCACCGCTGTTTGCCCTTGCGGTAAAACCGTAGGGTTCAAGATGTTCAACCCCGGCTTTGGGTTCACCGGCAATCAGGGACACATCCACGGTCTGACATTTCGTGGCGGCACTGATGCTTTTCACCACGGCCCGCCCAATCAGGCCGAGGAGTTGTCGCTGCATGGCTTCAATCGTCCTCATCAGAACGGGTCCTCCTGTACTCTGGCTTTTTTCTTTTTCCGCGCGCCGGGGGCTTCGGGTTCAGGCAGATAAGCATCAGGCGGGCCGACACGGATTTCCGTCAGGGTGCCGTTCTGGTCCTGAGTAAACGTGACTTCCGAAACAAGCAGTTCGGTATTGTCGAAACCACAGACCGGATCAAAGACAATCACCCGCTGGTTGGGCTGCCACAGCGTACCGTTACCCTGTCGCCAGCCCTGCACCACATAGGTGGTTTCATCCGTCCGCGCCGCCCGTTGTCGGGCTTCAAAGTCCGCACGGGCAATACAGCCTGCCCCCGTAGCCTGCCCTGTCTGCCTGATATACATCGGACGGTAACGGGCAATAAATGCGTCCTCTGTGCGGGCCCGCAGCGCGGTGGTGGTGGCCTCACCGAAATCATCGTCGTTTCCGGCACGCTGCCCCGCCACCTGGTAAACTGAAAACCGCTCCCGGATACTCTTCTCCGTATCACAGGAAAGGATGTTTTCCCCAAGTACCAGCGCGGTATGTGCCCGCGTTGAGCCAATACCACCAATCACCAGCCTGCCGTGCGGGTCGTCATAAGCCAGCGCCTGCTGCTGACCGAGTATTTTGTTGATCACCTCGATCACCGTTTCACCGTGATCAGGCTGGACATCCGGAATAACACCCGACGGCGCATCGCTGTTCACCACCTCAATGCCGAAAGGCGCAGCAAGCGCCTGCGCAATCTGTACCAGCGATCGTCCGTTAAACTGTGTCGGTTCGGCTGCACAGTCAATCAGGTCAGCAGTCAGACTACGTCCGGCAATACCGGTGCTGACCGAACGGGCATCGTAACGAACGGGGGTCGCCTCCACCCAGCCGGTGATCACCAGCTCATCACCAATCAGCACTTCCACTTTTGAACCATTTTTAATGCGCGGCTGAAGCGTGGTGATACCCTCATCTCCCGGCCACTGGCGGGTGATCTCCACGCTGAAATCCCGCGCCAGCCGTTCAATACCGGCACCGATGCGCACCGATGTCCAGCCATTCCACTCCCGGCCATTTACCCGTAGCGTGACGTTATCGTTCATTGCACTGGCACCTTCAGAGGGATCACCGGCACAAAGCCGGGATGCGTAATGGCATTACGCCGGATAATGTCCGCGTCACGCGCCGCGTTATCAAACCAGGTCGCCGCCAGCACCAGCGCGGGTAAGACCTCATCCGGCGTGCGCTGAATGATCCGTGCAGACTGTTCAAGGCGCGTGTTGATATCCGCATTCAGATCTGCTTTCACCCGGCGCAGTGCCAGAAACAGCGCATCACTGGTTGTACGGGACAACTCCTTATCAATTGCCGTATTCAGTGTGTCGCGAATGTCAGTCAGCTCTTCCCACGTTGGCAGGTCAACCGTGTTTTTCACCGCCGGTGCATTGTTCAGTGCCGGATGCGTGACGGAAGGCCAGCCAGTGCTCTGCGCTGGTGTTGTTGCCTGCCCCACTGCGGAATTCTGCATCACCGCGGAAGTTGTTGGCGCAGGCAATCGGGTGACGGCATACGCCGCTTCACTGATTGCGGTCGTACGAAGGGTGCTGGCAACCACATTACGCTGCTGCGTAGCCGTGGCGGTGGTTTTACTGTCCGTTTTCCAGACGCCGCGCGGTTGCAGATCGCTGCCGAGGCTGACACCGGAAAGCGTTTTGATCATGGTGACCAGGTCGCTGGCGTTACCATAAAGGCGTTTCCCGGTACGCCACATTTTCTGCACCTGCTCAACGAGATTTTTGCCTGACGATGGTGGCGGCAGAAGTACCGAGATATCCCCCTGCAACAGCCTGGCAGCATCCGATACGGCAGAATCCACCACTTTCATCGCATCAGAAACATACCCAAGCATTGTGCTGACATTACCAACGACGTCGTTCTGCACGAAATCCGCCACGCCATCGATACTGAAACCTCTGAAGCTGTCACTGATGCAGTCATCCAGTGCAGAACAGGATGACATCAGCGTCTGCGCCGTCGCCGCACCTGAAGTGGGGTAAGAGAGTTCTCCCGCTTCGACAAACTTCAGGTCAAAGCGGACAATACGCCCTTCACTCTTCGATGTGCTGACCCGAACTTCTCCGTCAACACAGACTTTCAGCTCACCGTATGTCGGATGGACAAGCGTGCCGGGACCGGGTTTATTCAGCGCGTCAATCAGGCGATCGCGCTGGTCAAAGCAGTCATCTCCCACCACATAAGCCGTGATGGACGGGCGAAAAGTGATTTTCCCCAGGTCTTCGGTATAGGGTTTGTCGCGGTTCGGGTATTCATGTGTTTCCACACGGCGACCGGTTCCCGCACTTTCTTCTTCAACCTTAAACGGCACGCCGCGAAATGACGCGTCCTGAAGTCTGTCACGCCAGCCTGAAGACGACGAAAGTAATGAAGGTCGGGTGGGAAATGAGGATAAATCCATAGACTGACCTCAAAAAGGACTGCGTTATCGTGGAAAACGAAAAGGGGAATACCCCACATCGTGCGTGATTTTCATCAGGGGATCGGCTTTGCCCGGTACATCAATTATCTTCATACCTGGCGGAGCATTCTCGAACGTGACTTTCAGCTCGCTGTGCTGTGTCATGGAAGAAGATGGATTCAACAGCGGAACATTGGGTTTGTACTGACTCAGGCTGGCCTGATACTGCTCGTACTCTTTACGATCAAAAAAAGGCGTCCAGTCTGAAGCCAGAAACAGCCCTTTATTATCCAGCCAGTTAACCGTATCTTCAGGAACAACACTTTCCAGAGTATCTTTAACCGGCTCATACATCAGGGTTCCCAGAAAACCATATACCCCGGCCTTCCCGATAAAGCCGCGGCCTTTCCCCATCAATCCCGTTTCTGCCGATACCTTCCCCAGCGTACGCATCTCTCTGGTCACTGCGGTAATGGATTTGGTAACGTCAGCAACCCATTTGGTTGCCATAAACAGGGCAATCGCTTTCAGAACAGTTTCCCATCCCCCCATCGCCTGCGCCGTTTCATCCACCACGTGCCAGACTTTTTTTATGACAGGACCTACGGTTTCCCAGTTATCAATAATGAGGTAAGCGCCACCAACCAGAAGAGCAATCAGCCCCTTAGCAGGCGTCATATTCATCACACCGCCGAGAACTTTCATAATTCTGGACAAAGAGCCTGCAGCGGCTCCCACCGTCAGTAAGGCCAGACCGATTTTAGCAATGGTCTTAACGAGCTCCGGGTTTTCACGGACAAACGTTCTCACTTCCTCAAGGAGCGGTTTTACCGCTTCAAGACCATCATTAACCTCAGGAAGAAACGTTTCCCCCAGCGTGGAAGAAATGGCATCAATTTGATTTTGCAGAAGTAAAAGCTGGTTTTCCGTCGTCGCTGCCCTCGAAGCATATTCCTTCTGCATCGAACTGCCATACTGCTGGGAATCCGCAACCCGCCTGAAGTTGGTACGCAACAAATCAAGGTTAGTCAGCAGAGGTGCTATCGCGCCCAGAGACTCTTTCCCGAACAGGGCATTCAGCACAGCTGCCTGTTTTTCTTTGGGCACTTTAGCCATCGCATCCAGTACAGACAGCATGGTTCCCCGGGCATCTTTCTGCATATCAGCAGCTAATTTCTTCGGATTGATCCGCAGAAAACGTAATGCCTGTTTCTGCGATTTTGTCGCGGAATTTCCCGCGGTCAGGGAAAGCATGAAGTTCTTGATCCCTGTGGCGGCAATTTCTGACTCCACGCCCATCCCGGCAATGGTTGCCCCCATTGCCGCGATTTCGCCGGAAGCCACACCTGCAACACCACCTAAAGGACCAATACGCGTAACAATATCGGAGATTTTCTTCGCATTCGCCGGGCCGGTATTACCAAGGTAGTTGATTTTGTCAGCCAGCCCGGCCACTTCATCCTGCGTCATATTAAACGCAGTACGCCACTGGGCCATCATCTGCCCGGACTCTTCAGCCGTGGTATCAAAGGCCACGCCCATCTTCACCGCATCAGTGGCAAACTGCATCAGTTCATCACGTGCAATCCCGGCCTGACCGCCAGCCGCCACAATTTCCGCGATCCCGTCTGCAGACATGGGAAGCTCAGTAGACAAAGCGCGTACCTGCTCCGTCATGGCCTTAAACGCATCCGGCGTATCCAGACCGTCCACCACTTTGCGGACATCAGCCATCTTCGATTCAAGGGTGATGGCTGATTTTACAGGGAGTGCCAGTGCCCCCATTATTGCAGTACCCGCCCCGGCAGCGCCCAGAGCAAGGCTGGAGACTTCTTTCTGAAACCCCTTAAGCTGACGCTGCATACCTTTAAGCGGGCCGGACAGCCTGTCAACGGCGGTGATGATGGCTTTCAGCTGAAAATTATCAGCCATGCTTCATCTCCTCATTTATACGGACGGCCTCTGCCTCCAGATCAGCAAAGTGGGAAATAGCCGTCCGGCGAAGTTCAAGGGGGTTTAATTTCCAGAACCACGCGACATTGTAGAATCGCTTCCGGAGGTCTCTTCCGTCTCCAAGCCGGTAAAAAAACGCATTACAATCATGCCTGCCTTGAAAATATCCAGCTTCGTCATCTGCGCTGCAGACGAGCGCGGGATCCCGGCCAGAAGCGGGATATATTTCAGCGCTACCTGACTGTCCATTTTCATACCACCATCAGGTGAAACAGAGAAAGGGAACCCCAGCGCCTCAATCTCGTCATACGTAGGCTCACGTATTTCCAGCACATGCAGTGTTTCTTTGTGGGCGATGATCGGTTTTTTAAGTACAAGCTCAATCACTGGTAATCCCCTTCTTCACCGTGGAACTCAAGATCAACCGTGCCTTCTTCGGCATTATGGTTCGCTTCGCCGTGCAGCCAGGCAGACGACAGTACATAGACCTGACCGTTCGCCAGCTCGGCAGTGATGGTCATCTCATCAGACGAGGTGATTTTGCTCACCGGAAAATTCTTCGGCACCTTGAAGGTCCCTTTGACATAGGGCGCACGGTGAGTTTCCTTGCGGTCCACTGAACCGTCCAGGCCGATGATGTCATCATTGACCGTCCTGTTCATGGGCACCTCAATGCCGCCGGTCAGCGATAGCTGCTGACCGTCAATTTTGAAATAACAGGTTCCCCCGATACGGGCCATTATGCAGACTCCTCTGAATACTGAAGACGGAACTGGTTAACCACGGCAAAGACACGCAACTGGTTAACATAGTCAGGCGGGAACAGCGTGTTCAGGCGGTTCGGATCGCTGGCATCACGCTCCACAACCAGGTACTGCTTAAACAGTTCGTAGTTTTCCACGATCCCCGCACGCTCAAGCTGACGGTAGGTTGCCAGCAGTTCCCCTTTGATCACCGCCGGGGTGACAATCGCCTGACCGGGACCAAAGCGGGTACCGTCACTGGCAAGCTTGTGACGCCCGTACTTACTGGTAATGACGGATTTCAGTTTGCGCAGTACATACGCGCTGGTATGCAGTGTCTCACTGTCGAGGTAGCTGTTATCCGCAACCCCGTAAGCGTTTTTCCTGTACGTGGTGACATCACGCTGAATGCGCAGTACCCCGCTTTCGACATACGCCGTTGCCACGCCATGAGACAGCAGGGTCTGTTGTTCGGTCATCGTGAACCGTTTCCCCTTCGGCGCAGGCAGCATACCCACCATCTCACCGGTCTGCGTGGGACGTGCCGGATCGTTACGGATAAACACCGCTGCGCGGGCGGTACGGCTGGCTGCCAGCTCGTCGGCAGGCGTCTGGGTCTCTTTTTCGTACCCCGCCAGGGTGATGTGCTGCTGGTTAAACTGGTCACCTGCGTTCACCAGTTCTGACAGTGTGCCGGCCTTTGCCGTATACACATGACCATACAGCTGACGCGCATAGCTCCAGCGACCGCTGGTATCGCTCATCTCGGTCACCAGCGTGTTAACAGAGGCCGTGTCGTTGAACGGCAGACCGATATAATCAAACGGCTCATCCGCCATTGCAGCCACCGCGCCGGTGAGAACCGGAGCGCCCGTTCCGGCGGTCCCCGTCGCCACGGCAATCTGTACGCCCGCTGGCAGCACTTCGCCCCCACCGAAGCCGTAGTAATTGAGGCTGACAGGAATTTCATTCCCGCAAAGCCCCTTATGGCGAGCTGTCAATGTAACCACACCAGCCGAAGATGAGGCCGTAAACGGCAGGGCCGGAACGGCATTGATGGCATCTTTGATACTGCTGGCAATCGTCGCGACGTTATCGCCGTTGGTCACCGGTGCCTGCACGCGGGTACGTCCCACATAAACATTCACCGTGCCGGTTTCGGTTGCTGCCCCGGTCACCGTCAGCGTAACTGTTGCCGCCGCGCCTGTGGATTCAGGAACGGCAATCACATACAGCTCGCCAAACGGGTCAGTCTGGCGATAAGCCTCGACCATACGCGCCAGCTGACTTCCCGCACCACAAATCTGGCGTGCATAGTCTGCCGACGGCATCAGTACCAGACTGTTGGCAACAATCTCTGCACCGTTATTGGCATGACCAATCAGCAGCGATGCTCCGCTGTCCTGTGCAGTATTCGCCGCCTGGTTATCCATTTCCGCATAAAACAACGGAACCAGCGTATTCGACGGAATGGTGTTAAAGCTTATCGTCATCGGTATTCACCTTTTTATTCACGCGCCGGATATCACCCGCTGCTTCACGGCGCAGCCAGTAGTTGTTCTCGTCAACATTTCGCCCTTCGGCGGGCAAAAGGTCGCCGCGGGCAGGGTCAGGAACTGACCGCCCTTTAACAGGTTTCACAAACATGAAGATTCTCAGGTAGGAAGGGTTATTTCGGTGTGATGTTCGATATCGCCGTCAGGCCCGTTACCGGGATCGAGATAATCAACATCAATCGCCAGCGTTCGCAGTTCATCCAGACTGTTCAGGTCATCCTGCTGGCGGGTATCGTCTTCGGTCAGCTCGCTGATGACCGAAAAATCGAACTGATAAATCAGCTCATGACGATTCAGATCCAGCAGCGTGCCGCCGTCATAGGTAATCGGGTTACCGCACGCTTCCGGGTTCCAGCCCAGCAGGGCCTTAAAGAGCATTTGCCGGACATCGTCCACCACATCATACGAGGCAAACTGACCGCGCTCATCACGCCCGTTACTCAGTATGACAACCACGGAGAAGCCCTCTTTCAGCTCCTGCCAGTAGTCGGTCTGGCTTTTGTTTTCTCCCGGAGAATCATCACCCGGTACAACATATGCCGCCGGGAGTCTCAGCTTTCCGACCTCCGGCAGATTTTTGAACTGTGCCGCGCCTGCCACCCGGTTTTCAAAATACGGGCAGCGGGCACGCAGCGCAGCAATAACAGGCGTCAGTTTCATCTGCGTCGTCGCTCCGGCTTCAGTGATTTACGTAATTCCCGCGCCAGAAAATAGCGTGTCCAGCTGCGGTTCTTTTCAAGAGTTTCCACCATAAAGTTATTACGTGGAGCCAGCCGCCAGCCGCTGCCACCGGATGCACCACGATGATGACTACGACGACGTTTTGCTCCTCCCCGGACACCAAAAAACAGAAACGCCGGATAGAAGTCACCAGAGATCATCCGGTTCCCCTTCCCGTTGCGCTGGTTAGGGGCAATGCGTGTCATAAAACCGGCTCGCTTTTTACTGGCTCTCGGCACCATGTAACCAATCGAACGAGCCAGGCGTCCGGTCTGATAACCGGGGTTTTCACCCGGTGCCGACCGCGCACGGCGCATCACCAGCCGACGGGCATCACGCATATGACGCTGCCCAATCGTGACAAACGCCCGCCGGACACGGGCGCGGTTAAAGCGCATCTCCGCGGGCTGCTGAACATCAACGTGAAAAAAGGGAGTCGCCATTGCTGCCTCCGTGACTCTGCGTAAATTCGCCCAGTTCCGTACACTCCAGCAGCAGAAAGCGCCGCGCCCCGTTCAGATCGCGCTGACGTTTCACCCGGTACACACTGTCATCACAGACCACCTCATAATCAGCGGTGATCCCCCGGCGGTAGCGAATGGTGATGTAATGGGTGATGGCGTCTCCAGTCTGCGCGGTTTCCTGCCAGGTGGTGGCACTGGTCTGGATAACCTTCGCCCATGTCCGGAACGTAACCGGGTATTGAGGCTCCACGCCAAAGTTATCCGCGGGCATATCCACCCGCTGGCGGATCAGGACGCGTTTATTCAGTTCACCGGGGTCCGGCAGAATGTAGGTTGCGCTGGTCTGCGCCTGACGAATTTTCATTGCGGAAAGTACCTATACGGGCCGACAAGCCAGCCAAAACTCTGCGGCATGTCGAGTTTCTCCACTTCCGTAACCGACGAGCGGTTTTCGTAAAAATGGCTGATAAGCATCAGCATCCCCAGACGAATATCATCCGGCAGGTGCAGCCCGTCCGGATCGCTGTCCGGAATGGTTTCATCCGGTGCATAGAGCTTCCGGTTCAGATACGTTTCCGTCCGCTTTTGCGCCGCACAGGCCAGCAGTTGCAGATGGCGGTCATCAGCATCGAAATCCTCATCCAGCCGGAGTTGGGCTTTAATCTCTTCCATTGTCAGAAGCATACTCAGCCCTCTTTACTGGTCGTGGCTTTTTTCTCTTTTGCCGCTTTACTTCTTTTTGCACTGGTTCCGCGCTCTGCTAACCCGGCCTGAAGTGCAATCTCCTGCACCCGGGCAGGAAGCGCCCCGTCGTCATACTCACCGGCCCGAATGACCTCAACACGCATACCGTCCGGTGACCATTTCAGATCTTGTTTCAGGATCATGATTCTTCACCCATCAGAACAGGGGCGCAGTTCAGCGCCCCTGAGTGATTACGCCGCAGCAATCTTCAGCAGTTTGATGGCCTGCGAATCGACCAGCATGCCGCCGGTGCGCTTGGTGGTATAAAAACCGACAAACGGTTTATTGGTGTACGGATCGCGCAAAATGCGGGTACCGATACGGTCAACGATGGTGTAACCCCGTTTGAAGTTACCAAATGCAATGGCTTTCGCATCCGCGGCGATATCCGGCATCTGCTCGTTTTCAGCGATACCGTAACCCGCCAGAGAGGACGGCTGCCCCAGTTCCAGCCCCGGACGCCACAGATAGTTACCCTCGGTGTCTTTCAGCAGACGAATGGCAAACAGGCTGTTGTTGTTCATCATGAACTTCGCACCGGTGCGATGTGCCTTACGCAGCGTGTAAATCAGTTTGATAATGGCATCAGCGGTCACTGCCGTCGCTTCACCGGATACAATATGCTGAAGTTTGCCGAACGCACGTACCTTATCGGTTTCATCCGTGGACTCATACGCCAGGAACCCTTTCGGCTTCTTGGTGCCATCACCAGTGGTAAAGGCAATTTCTTCCTGTTCGGCAAATTCGGTTGCCAGCTCGCTGTTGATCCAGGCCTCTACGTTGAAGAAGGCATCATCCAGCATTTTCTGGGTGGCCTGCGGGTTACCGTAGATTTCCCCCATGAAAGGTTCAATCAGTCCCAGTTTTGAGGTGGCGGTCTGGGAGCGCGCGTCAGTCTCGCCAACCCATCCGGAATCCGTGCCGCCCAGATTCACCAGTTTTTTGTAGTCGGAACCGCCAACAGTGATTACCGTGGCTTCCTGGCGCATCACCACTTCATCTTTCAGCAGGGTGAGAATGTTGCGATCCAGTGCTTCCGGCACGGCATAGCCACCGTCTTCATCGGTGCCCACCTGCAATGCCTTACGCTCCAGATCGCGCAGACCATCTTCACGGCCTTTACGCAAAAAGCCCACAAACGCTTCTTTATGCTCGGTGGCCAGTTTATTTTGCGCGCCACCTGCCGGACGTTTCAGCTCAAGCAGCTCTTTTTCAAGATCGCTTTTGAGATTTTCCAGCTCGCTGAGTTTCCCGTTCAGGGTTTCCACCTGCCCGGCAAGCTTGCCTTTTTCCTGCTCAATCGCATCCACGCGCTTGTCGTTCTTTGCTTTGAAGTCGTCAAACTTCTGCTGCAGCTCCTGCGCGACCTGTTCGACATCTTTAATATCTACCGCCATCGTATTTCTCCTGATTAGAAGTTCAGATTTTTCAGTGCATTCAGTGCAGAGCCCACATCCTCAGCGTCGCGCAGGGACAGTGCGCTATAGCCCCCGGCCATGAATGCTTTGGCCTGGGTACGGGAGAGTCCGACATCACGCAGGACTCTTTCGATTTTTTTCTGTTCGGGGATTTCCCCGCGGGCCAGCGCGTTCTTGACGTCGCTGATCCGCGCCTCGTCGTTAGACGGGAACGTCACCAGGCTGACTTCCCAGAGGTCGATTTCTTTCAGCAGAAAGGCTTCTTTCGTCCGGTCGTATTCCCAGTCCTTCAGGACGTACCCAATAGAAAGGCCGGTTAACGAACCGGCCTTCATGTGTGCGTGTGCGCGTTTTGCCAGAGGATCATCATCAATGAGCAACCGCCCCCTGACGTAAAGCCCGACATCGTCTTCCTTCATTTCGGTGTAAACACCGATGGGCTCATCCATGCGGTGCTGCCAGAGCAGCGCAGGTAACGCTTTTCTGTCACTCCACGCCCGCAGGGACGCAGCAAATGCCCCGGACATCACCACATCATCGTGGCTGTCCTTTACACCAAAGACGGAGCCATACCCTTCAAACTCACCGGAGTCACTGACAGATTTCAGACTCAGCGGTACATCAAGACGTTGTTTCGTCTGCATTGGCGTTATCCTTCTGCTTACCGGCTTTACTGCCATCGGAGGGTTTCGTGGTCATGTTCATCGGTGTGAGATAGACATCACCACCGGGACGCGGATTCATATCTTCCAGGTCGCGGCAGTCATTGGGAGAGTAAATTCCCCAGTTGATCCCGGTGGCGTAGGCTTCAAAACGGGACTTCATATCCCCGCGCAGTAACGCCCCGGCGTTAAATTTGGCGTAATAAACGCCCTGCTTACTTTTTCGTACCAGTCCGGTGTTGATCCGCTGTTCGATGCGGGTCAGATACGGCACCAGTGAATAATTGATAAATCCCAGCCCCAGCTCTTCGATATTGTTGAAGGTGGCGCGATCGGTGTTCTGCACCATGTGCAACGGCACCCGGAACAGACGACAGATTTCTTCAAGCTGAAACTTGCGGGTTTCCAGGAACTGGCTGTCCTCGGCGTTCAGCGCCATCGACTTCCAGTCCAGCCCCATCTCAAGGATCATCGGGCGGTGAGCATTGCCAAGCCCGGTGTGACGCTCCTCAAAATCTTTCTTCAGGCGCTCATAAGCCTGATCTGACAGCGTCTGCTCTGTACGCAACACACCCGACGTCACCGCGCCATTGCTGAACAGTCTGGCCCCGTGCTCTTCGGTCGCTGCCGCCAGCGATATTGCCTCGCGGGCATAGGCGACGGGATTCAGCCCCACCAGTCCGTCCAGCGTCAGCGTGCGCACATGCCAGATATCCTCCTGGCTCAGTACATCCGTGGAGCCATCCGGGAATGTGACCTGATAGACCGGCTCCCAGCTACTGTTAAGCTTCGGTACCACACAGCCGGGATCGACGGGCAGCAGTTCAGCCACTTCGCCAAATGCTTTCACTTTGTAGGCGTAAAAGTTTCCCCGCAGGCACAGACAGGTGACCACCAGCTCCCAGAACTCCTGCGGCGTCATATAGCCATTGGGATGCGTGGAGATCAGCTTATGCAGACGTTCGCCAGTGGCTCTCTGCTTCAGGCTGCCGTTCAGGTGATACAGGTTGCAGGGCAACATCCCGACCGACTCCGCCAGCACCCTGACACAGGAAAAAACCGCCGTCAGTCGCATGGCCCGCTGGCTGCTGATCTGCTTTCCGGTATAGGTGTCGTAGGACAACCCGATAGCATCCGCCAGCTCTGCTGGCGTGGTCACCGGTGCGTCACTTTTTCGTTGAAATAATCCAGAAAAGAACACTATTTACCTCCGCCGACAGACGACTGTGTACGGTCGAGATATCGCGCCACCAGCCACGACCAGAACAGGCACAACGCCCCGGCAACAACAAACCCCGCCGGGGGATAAATCAGCCAGGCACCATACGCCAGCAAAAGCGCCCCCAGCACGCCCACCAGAGGCGCGAGAATCAGCATGATCATAATTACCTCAGTTAAAGCGAGCGGATCCCATAGGACTCAATGTGGTCAGACAGCGTGTCTTCTTTCTCGTACAGCATGGCTCTGCCAACCGCCATAATCAGCGCAACTGCACCATCGATTTTGTTTTCCGCCTGCTCTTTGACGGGCTTCACTAAATCATCGTTACCTGGCATGTTTTTGCCGACCACATTGCCGATACACCAGGTCATGATGGGATTGCCGTCATGATGAAAGCGTCCCGATTCAATCGCTGCCTCCAGCTCTTTCATCGGGTCGGACATATTGGCGAAGTTCTGGACGATAGTAACGGGATTCAGGTCTTCATCAGCAAGGTCATGTGACAGCCCGGTCGCTCCGAAAGGGTCGATGGGTGACTCACTGACCGGGCTGATTTTGTTCGCCGCTTTGGCCTCTTCGAGGATGTAGCGATAATCCACCTCTGCACCATCGGTAACGGTCAGAACGCCCATTTCCACCCATTTCTGAAAGCGTTCGGCTGTCCGGCGATCTTCATTTTTCTCGACGCTGTACACCGTGTCATACGGTACCCAGAAACGCGGGGCCACACTGTAGTAATGCGTTTTACCGTCAATCTCGCGGGTATAAAGTCGCGCCATGCTGTTCATATCCAGCTTACGCGCCAGGTCAAAGGCCAGAATGCACGGCTGCCCCTCGAACTGCTCAAGAGTCAGTGATTTATCCTCGCAGCTCTGCCAGCTCACCAAGTTGAAATACGCCGAACGCGCCGACACCCAGATATTGAGGTGTTTTGTTTTAAAGACGTTTGCCAGACGGGCGTTATTTTTCGCACGCTGCTGCTGACTTAACAAAAATTCGCGATAAACCGACACGCCAATATTTGGATTGGCTTTTTCCAGCACCTGCGGGTTGGTCCAGTCGTCACCTTCGTCAACGGTATAGATGATCCCGAACAGTTCATCGTTGGGTACCGAACCGTTGAGCATCTCGATAACTTCCCGTCGCTTGTCGTAGCACGGCCCCTCAATGTTATACCCGGCGGTAGTGATAGCCCACATCAGTGGCTGACGTCGCGCCCCCATCCCGGTAAGCATCGTGGTGTAAAGCGCATCTGTGGCGTGCTCGTGATATTCATCCACCACCGCACAGTGGGGTGATGAACCATCACCGGGGTTACCGATCAGCGGTTCAAAACGCGCACCATCCTCCGGACGGTTCATGTTTGAGGCGTTAACCTCAATCCCGAACGCTTCCGTCAGCATGGGTGTGCGTTTACACATCAGTCTTGCCGGACGAAAGACTTCCCATGCCTGTTTCTCCGTCGTGGCACCGGAATACACTTCCGCGCCGAACTCGTTATCACAGGCAAAACAATACAGGGCGACACCGGCAGAGATTGCCGATTTGCCGTTCTTACGGGGGATTTCGGTATACACCTCACGGAAGCGGCGCAGCCGGGAGCCTTTATTGACCCAGCCAAACGCGCAGCAGATCACAAAGAGCTGCCACGGCTCCAGCGTGATGGGCATCCTCTTAAATGCCCACTCACCCTTGGTGTGCGGCAACAGCTGAATAAATTTCGCGGCCCGTTCAGCCAGGTCCTTGTCGAAGCGGTAACGAAACGACTTACTTTTTTCCTCCATCAGGTCATCAAGATGGCGCTGGCAGGCCTGAATCACAAACTGGCAGGCCACAATCTTTCCGCGCACGACATCACGGGCATACTGATTGGCAGCATTTACGTTGGGGTAAGATTTCCGGCTCATGATTCGATGATTTTCAGAAACGGGTTAGTGGCTTTCTTCTGCCCCGCCAGGCCAATCAGACGCTGGCGGCTGCTGGGGTCGAGTCCGAGCATTGCCCCCGTACTGCTCATCTCGGACTCCTGTTCTTTTTTGGCGGTCAGCTCCGGATTTTTGACCATACCGCCCATTGCACCGGTGATGGTGTTGCCCTGTCTGGCAATATTTTTCACGGCACGTCGCCAGAACTCGTAGGCCACGCACCACCGCTCAAGCACCGCGAGGTCAGTCACGCACAGCAGGCCCTGACCGCAGAGTTCTTTAGTTGTCAGTTGCCACATGATCGTAGCGAGAGGGAGATCTTCTTCAGCGAACCACTCCGGTGGCTCAACACCTTTGATGGGCGTAAAAACAGGTTCATCTTTATTCAGGGCTCGCTTGCCGGGGTTTCCGGCCAGCGCCTTGCGCGCCGTTGGCTTGGGGCGACGCCCGGAACGCCCCGCCGTTCCAGCCATATGCGGCACTCCTGGTTAAATTTCATTTTTCGCGGGTATAAAAAAACGATGGGGCGGGCAGTCCGGAAGACGTCAGGCCGCAGGGATTTGACCCGCCCCTCCCCTCAGGAAGTTGAGAATCATTATCACTTCAACCGTTCACGGGCCGTCTTCGCCTTATGACACGGCCAGCACAGACTCTGCAGATTACAGTCGGCATCAGTGCCGCCATGCGCTTTAGGGATGATGTGGTCAACGGTTTTCGCTTCACGCACCACACCGGCACGCAAACACAACTGACACAGGCCTTTGTCACGCTTTAGTACACGCCCCCGGATAACATCCCATTTCGAACCATAACCGCGCTGGTGTCGGGACTGGCCTGGCTTGTATTGCTTCCAGCCCTCGCTTTTGTGGCTTTCGCAATAACCTGACGGGTCAGTCGTGGTATGGCGGCAGCCGCGAACTCGGCAGGCTTTTGGGGTTCGTGGTGGCATATGTACTCCAATGAAGAAGCCACCGACATAGTCTCCTCCATTCGTCGTGAAACTATTTTCATCTACCCAGTAATGAATTCTTTGAAGAGTCGAGATCAATACAACTCACTGATGGGAGAGGCTTGTCTCACGCGTGAGGCAAGTTTCCCGTGTGATTTACTTGACACTATAGAAGGACAGAATGCCTTCCTCACTCGAATAACATCAATTAAGGAGGTTCAACATGTTTCATTCCACAAGTCATCAGGCTGTAATTATGGTAGCATCAGTTTGTGCCACATACCTTTTCCGCTTCACTTTGAGTCTGATTCATTTCTACCTGACCGGCTCGCCTCTATCTTTCTAATCCCCGCTTTGTCAATATTGCATTGTCCCAACGCTGACAACAGACTCACATTCAACTCCAGACTGGCACCATACGTCAGCGGATTGGGTATAAACGGTACAGGAGTATCAGAAGTCAGGCTGGCTGGCAGTGGTGCCACCGGAGCGCTCACGTAAACCGTTCGCGAATTTCTGCAACCGGTCAGCAGCGACAGCAGGCACAGGACGTGAAGCACAATCATCATCCGCAACAGCCACTTTGATATCTTCCTGGGTTCTCTGTGACTCCAGTGTGATCTGCTGTTTTGCATGCTGGTTAGCCTCCAGAACTGTATTGACGATTTGCAGTGATTGCAGGACGTTATTGGTAATGACAGTTGCCGATTTGGCATTTTGTACAGCCTCATCAGCACGTTTCTTTTCGTGCTGATATTTGCTGTAGTAGTGGTTGGCAGACCAGATGAAAGAACCGATGACAGTAAAGAAGAATGCAGCGATAACCAACTTATAGCTCAACTTCATTTACCACCCCACCAGCCTCTTTAAACCGGGCAATCAGATCACCGATTTTATGTTCATACTGACCGTAACCAGCACCCGGCAATGAAGCCCAGATATTGCTGCAACGGTCGATTGCCTGACGGATATCACCGCGATCAATCATCGGCAAAGCGCCACGCTCTTTAATCTGTTGCAATGCCACAGCGTCCTGACTTTTGGGAGAGAAGTCTTTCAGGCCAAGCTGATTACGGTAGGCATCCCACCAGCGTGAAAGAAGCTGATAACGTCCGGCGGCTGTTGACTTGAGTTTCGGGTTTAGCGTGACAAGTTTGCGAGGGTGATCGGAGTAATCAGTGAAGAGTTCACCACCGACAATAACGTCATAACCGTGGTTACGTGTCGGTTGTCGTCCGTTATCCGTTCCTTCTGACCAAGCCACCATATCAAGGAAAGCTTTACGCTGGGAATTTAGTACCTGCATAAATTACTCCTTAGAGCCACCAAATTTGTTACCGATTACTCGCATTGCAGCCCCACGAATAGCATCGACACCGATCAGCCCCACCCCACCACCAATGGCAACAGATAGTGATTTAGGCCATCCGACATACTCAAGAGCGGATGCAAAAGTCAGCGTCAGAGCGCCACAGAGTAGAATTTCGAGTGTTTTTCGCTTCCAGCCGCCACCACCGCCAAAATAGGCGATACGTAAACCAGCCATAACAATCGACATAATCACTGCGCCCAGCGGTGTGTCTCCACGCCACCAGCTCTGGACCAACTCCAGCCAGGTATTTGGGTTATGAGGCATTTGTAGTTATCTCTCACCTCGCAATACAGGAGGTGCAAATTGAGGGAACATCATGTACCGCAAATCAGAAGCGGAAACGTAAAAGAAGTCGAGCCAATGGATAAGTACCAGATAGACCAAGCCCAACGAATACCAAGGCCTAGAAATGACAAAACCCGCTCGACGGCGGGTTTAAGTTGTGTGGCGAAGTAACCACTCTTAACACGATACATCACTTTTTGCGGACCGTGCTAATGAAATATGTTCGTTAATTTAGTATGTTAAGGACTATCTAAATTGCCTTCAAAAAGTACAAAAAAATACAAAAAAGGGTTTCTTATGAATGAGCAAACGATCAACCTTTTAAGAGATATCACCGAACGTGTTGGATGGAAGCTCACAAAAAAAATTGTGGGGGAACCACTTGGTGTCACATCAGTTGGCCTTGACCCATTTATCGCGAGGCTCCAAGCAACAGAAGATGTAGATCAGGAAGCTGTAAGTACTCATATAGGTGAAGTATGGCAAAATTTACTATTGAGTGGGACCCGTTTAGTTAAGCTGTATAAGTTAGAACCGGAAGAAGTGCAAACTCTACGGGAGAATATAAATGCCCTAGAAAGAGACGAATCCGTTTTTTGCGAAAGCTATCCATATCCTTTGCCTAAAGATGTGTTGCTTGCAGCTGATACAGATCTTCATTTTTTAGAAACTACATTTTCTGTCGTAAACAAAGTTTCTTTAGAAACAACGATTCTTACGTCGAAAGCATACTACACAGAAACTATTGAACTCGACGCGACCCATTTAAGCGATGCTGGGCTAGCTCTTCGCTCCAATGGTGGTGAAATCAAATGTAAAACACGTGAAGTTACACAGTGCTTTAATACAATAATGATTCTACCCGAGTTGCATTTACTTGCGCTCACTGTTGATTTATCTGTGATGCCTCGTTCAGAGTCGGAACGACAGCAATTTTTGCTTGATCAGTTTATTAGAACTACTACTGGTTTGACTTTACCTGCGCCCATTGACCTCTTTGGATTAGTACAAGAAATGTACGAGCAAACAGATGGTAGAATCTCGCAGATGTCATTTCTTACATCAGATGGAAACACCAGCTCATTAAAACTCCGTCCGGGTGAAAGCTGCTTGCGCTCAGACAGCTACCATCATGGGGGCGAAGAGGCAAGTCCCATACTAACGAAATACAAACTCGGTAAAATTTGGGATCTGACTGATTCAGCTTCTCAAGTTTTCCCTGTAGAATTAATACTGCCAGGTAAACGGGCTATGATTGATAAACCGAACAGTCACCTTTATGATGCAATCATAGATCGTTGCTCCTCAATTGAGCATATTTTGTTTGTAATCAACAAGATGTTAGAGTCACTATCAAGCATACAGAGAAAGCGAGCCACTGACGAGGCTGCATAAAGAGTTGATTATGTTAACTAAACACGACATATACTCGAAAATCAACCACGACCTACATGGGCCGGTTGGAGATTTATGTCGTGTTGTGGTTGATTTTTTAACCAGCAAAGAAGCTAAGTCACTGAAACACATAACATATGTAAGTTTGGTTAATGGTACTAAGCTTGATGTGCAAAATAACGATGCCAAAGTTTTACTGATCAAAGTAACTGACTATCTTTCGAGCAACAGAATGCACTTGCTAGATATGCATTTCCAGTATATCGAGTCTGACGATAGTGATCCTATTCCCGTCGATGATGATGACGTGTCTCATGCGCTTCATACAGGTAAGTTTTATCATCCTTACAGTGGTCAATTAGTCGATAATTATAATCATTATTTGTTCCCATACTTCACTCCTACTGAGGCTTTGGAGGAATTACATGAGTGAATGTAATTTCAACCTTGCCCAATTAGACACCTTAAGTCAATTTGACCCTGAATTGTCTGGTTTTCTTAAGCGAAAATTTGCAGCAAGTCACGACGATTTCGTGAAGCAACTTTACGTTGACCTTGATGACGCGATGTATGTTTTGGAAACCCAAAAACATATGTATCAAACACAGCAGTGGGGTGAAGATGAGCTCACATCAGTTATTATTGCTTTTTTGAAAGGCCGTAATTATGACGCTGAACATGACACTCAGCATGGAGGGCATATAGATATATTAGTTAAACATCAGCTCGGCCGATTTGCATGGATTGGCGAAGCTAAATTATGGAAAGGTCCTGCGTACATCTTAGGTGGATGGAACCAGCTCAACGAGCGATATGGCACTGGCACTGCGCGTGACAACCATGGTGGCATTATCATTTACTGTAAAATTAAGAAATCTGGCGAGAGACTTGATGACTGGCGAAAGCATCTTCAGCAGGAAGTAGCTGATGCAAAAATTACAACCGACGAGGATAATCCCTTGCGATTCATGAGTACAACATTGCATCCAGCTACAAATCAACCATATTATGTAAGACATATGGTCGTTTCATTATTTCATGCTACAGGAGACTCAGAGTAGTCATCCATTTCAAGTTTCACATCCAGCATACTTAGGCAGCCATCGATAAAACCTTCAGCAACCTGTATCTCGATACGTATCAATTTTTCGTCTTTATTACGTGCCTTTGCGATCTTTCTTTTCGAGATGCCATACAGGTAATGAGCCACAATCAAAGAATGTTCGTACGGTTTTCTCTTCTTAAGAAGAGCAAGGCTACCTTCAATAATTAATGCATCACTATCTGAACAAGCTAGACGTGTCTTTCTGGTATATGGAAGAAGCCCCTTAAACCCAGCAGCTATAGACGAATAGTCAACTCCTGAGCTATCACTCGCTGCCCATGCCCCCCAACGTTCAAGGATCATCTGTATATTACGCATCAACTTTCTCCGAAAAAATCAGGCCAGCACGCCAATTGCCAGCGCACGATCGATAAAACGAAATATCAGCTCCAGTTGGGAACCATACTTCTCTTCAAATGCCACGGTATCCGCATGCAGCTCGTCGTGATGCTTTCTGCACAAAGGCAACACAAAGAGGTCATGCGCTTTTGTACCCATTCCACCCTGACCATGGCCTATCAGGTGGTGGGGATCATCAGCAGGCTTTCCACAACATGCACACGGCTGTGTCTTAACCCAGCGCGTGTACTTTTCATTAACCCAGCGGCGACGTTTTGGGCGTAACATAAAAGACTCCGGCGACTCCGGATCCACTTTCAGCGCCAGCACCTTTTTTGCCTTATCCTGGATGATGCTGGTGGCAGGAACCGAAGGCACAAGGTCACTTTCCCGGGTGACAGACGGCACAACAGGCTTTGGTAATCTCAGTGCCTTACGGGCTGCACTTTCCGGTAAGGCATCCGCCAGGTCATTACGAATCAGCCACCAGCACAGTTCCGGCATTGTCACAACGTGACTATCATCAAAACCGAGATCCCGACGCACAACAGACAACATCCAGCGGGCACAGTTATCCGTTGCCATTGATTCCAGCCGTTCCGTGAACTGATCGCGCAGCTGGTTATCGCAGTGCCAGCACAGACGGATTGCGCCCGGAGCGTGTCGCATTGTGGTCATGTTCTCGCTGTGCCAGTCGGAATGAGGCCACTGGCAGCCTTTTTCACGAAGTAACCAGCTTTCAAGACATTCCACCCCACCAGCACGACGGATCACTGTCTCATTGCGGAACACGGCCCGAACGGCAGGATCATCCGCCAGCGGTTGTGATGCCGCCGGAACGGCACCACTGGCAAAAGATGAATAACGTTCCGGCTCAGGCTCCAGCAGGACACGCCCCTGCATAAACAGGGGCATCAGCTCTGAACCTGGTCTGAACAATACGATCCCCATACGTGGGGCAATTTCAGGGGTCAGTAGTGCTCTCACGGTCACCTCAATGAACGGTATCGAGCAGCTTTAACAGCTCAGGGAATCGGGATTCGAAGAAATGCGGCTGCGTCTCGCGCGGATTTGCGGGACTGGTGATGTTCTTGCCGAACATGCAGCCTTTCGCTGTCAGCGACCAGAATTTTTTGATGTTGTTAATCGCGGTACGACTGTATCGTTCGCGTTGTTCAACGATCCCCAGCTTCGCCATCTGGTGATATGCCTGATTAGCCGTCAGGCGGATACCATACTGTTTCAGCAGTGCACTCAGTGACAGTGTCGGGCGACTTGAGCCATCGTGTGCATCAGCAGGAGCATCAATGGCATAGCGCGGTGCCAGATTCGGTAAGCCAACAGCCTCCTGGAGTTTCTGACAGGCACCAAGCACAGATGAGTTAGACAGGTTTAACTCCCGACGCATAAAGTCCAGCAGAATCACACCAGCCTGCATCTTGTCAGCAGCCTGTCCGGATAATTTTTCCGGTGCGCTGGTTACCATGTCGAAAGTACGGATCACCTTCAGATGGAATGACGGGCTGATCCACATTGCATAGGCATACACCAGTTCCTTGCAGACATAAGTTCCCCGTTCATTTCCCCCATGAATCACACTCACCGGGTCAACACCCAAATTCTGGGTGTTGGTCAATTCATGAACAAGCTCAACAGTTTGTTGGCTGGAAAGAAACTTTCCCGGCTCCTTGGTTCTGGCATTTGCACCAGATGCTACTGCTGCGCGATGCAGATCGTTCAGGCTGTAACGCCCATAAGCATCACGACGAACTTCAATACCATCAATGACCATCAGATTATTCATACTTCGTTTCTCCTCTTGATCAGGCGGCTGCACCCGCCGTTTTCTCGTACTTACTGATAGTGATCTCGACCTTCCCTTTCGGGATAACCGGTCCCCACTCCACCAGCATTCTTTTCACCTGACTGTCGTCTTCCCACACACCCGCGTGGGTCAGGGCGTCAAACAGCGCCTTGTTATAGTTGTCCAGATCGCGGATCCGGTTATCCGGAGGAAACAACACGATCTCCACTGAAGCAGGTGCCGACGTTGGTTTCGGCAGACGACGTAACTGCTCAACTATTGCTGCGCACGCCGCGCTCTGGAATTTGCGCCCCGCTGCGCTTATCAGACTCTTACCAGCAAACGCCCCTTTGTTGGGGTGTCGCCAGTACGTGTTCACGCTGGGCGGGAAAGGCAAGATCAGCTTCATACTTTCATGCCCCTCTCATGTAACCAGTGGGCTGCACGCAGCCTGGCGTTTTCCTCACCGGCAAGCAGTGCGCGGATAATCCCGACCGCCTCGCTGTCGTCGTCCTTCACCGCGGTATGAAGCGTTATCCCCCGGGCCACGCCACGCTTTATCGTGATGACGCCTTTTTTCTCCAGTGCGCGAAGATGCTCTACCGCTGCATTCACTGAACGGTATCCCAGCATGGTTGCCACCTCCTGATTGGTTGGCGGAAAGCCACGCTCTTTCTGGTAAGAAATCAGCATATCCAGCACCTGCTGCTGGCATTGAGTTAACGTCGTCATGCCGCCATCTCCCTGACCAGTTTTTCTGCCTGCTGGCGAACCTGCGCCAGAAAGGCCTCACCACATGCCTCAAGTTCATCGCGCCCGATGTAGCTGATTGCCGGTCCTTTCCAGGTCTTGTCGAAAACAGCAATAGCACCAGCGAAGAAAGCGCCTGTCGGTACCTGCTTCTCGTCTTTCGGGATAAACCAGACAGGCAGTTCAAAACCAATACGCCCGCGAATAAAAGCAATATGATCTGCATCTTCCGGCCACCACACTTCGCTGGTGGCAGCTTTGATCAGGAAAACATAGCGCCCGCCTTTATCACGCATGGCACTGGCATGCTTCATGATGTAACGCATGCCGGTGATGTATTGCCCCTCATGCTGACTGGCGCGGCTGTATGGGGGATTACCAAAGGCAGCACCTTTAAGCTCCGCAAGACGTTCTGACCAGTCATGCGCCAGCGCGTTGTCTTCCGCCGTGTAATACGCGGCACATTTGGCGTTATCACCGTCAGTGAACAGATCCAGAACAAACGGACCAAACAGAGTGTTAATTCCCCAGAAAATGTTATCCGGCGTGCGCCACTGATCGCCCACTTCCTTCAGTTCATGGGCTGGTTTGTTCCGCAGTTCCACCAGCTCCTGGCAATATTTATTACTCATTAAGCCCCCACGTAATTCCCTGACAGATACCACTCATCACCCGATACAGCGCGCTTGCTGCTTTTCCGTAAACACTGCTCACGACGCGCCAGAAAATTGTTTCGTTCTGGCTGGGAATGGCTTTCACGGAATGCCGCCATCCACACCGTTGCAGCACGACGGTATAAGCCCCTGGACTCCAGTTCTTCAGCCTGGCGGGTCAGGCACAAAATCTCCCGCGGGTCGTTAGTGCCGACATAGAAATTGCGCACAGGTCTGGTTTCACGAACTGGTTGCGGTTCCGCCTCCTGCGCTCTCTCAGTCAGGCGCGGGAAATGTCTGCATGTATCCCCTTCACAACGGTGAGCCACACGACCACTCTGACGTAACTTGCTTGCTGACTGCAGAACGCGCTGCCGTGAGTAACCTGCAAAAGCATCCGCAATGTCTCCGGAAGTACACCCCGGATGGGCTTCAATGAATTTCTGAACGTCATTCAAAAGACTCATGCTCACCCCCTGAATCCTGCCGGGATCTGGCTGTAGTCCACGTTGTCGTAACTGGCTTTGAAGTACGGGTCTTCGCGTTTTTCGGTGTACGTGCTGACGGACGGCGATAAGCGCAGGGAAAGCTCATCCCATTTTTCCCGCAGCTTCGACGGGCTGAGCACGTTACGGCACCAGAACGGATCGCGGCTGACGCGGCTGTACATCTCGCAGATTTGTTTGTGAGTACGGCCATCCTGTACACACATCAGGCGAATTTCGTTTGCCCAGGCTGTCCAGTTCGGTTCTTTGGGACGAACCACCTCGCCGTCACATTCGGCAGCCTGCTCGTACAGGGCGATGATTTTTTTCCAGAGCCACTGTGCGCAGGTCAAATCATCCTGCGTCCCCCACTGGCGCTTTTTAGGGCTGAATACAACCGCATCAGGATGGCGAGTTAAAAAATCCTGTTCAGCCGTCTGCGTGTCCGGTTGCGAAGCGTCCGGACGAGAAGGTTTTTTATCTGACGGATCATGTTTTGATTTTACTGACGGATCCCCGCCAGATTCTGACGGGTGAAAACCCGCTTTTTTGCCAGATTTCGACGCATCAAATTTTGACGGGTCAGATTTTGATGCGTCAGATTTTGACGGGTCAGAATCTGACAGTTGAGAAAATGCCGCTGCCTGAAGCTTCGCAACGTTAAGCTGATAAACATTCGACGCATTGCGGTTACCCTGGCGACGCGCCTTACGCGTTAACCAGCCTTCTGCTTCCAGCCGTGCGATAGCCGTTCTGACGGTACTCATCCCCGCGCCAATCTGACGGGCAATGGTTTCAATTGATGGCCAGCACACACCTTCGTCATTACTGAAATCAGCCAGGCGGGCCATAATTGCCACGCTGGATAACTTCATGCCTGATGCAGCGCAACCATCCCATACATAGCCGGTTAATTTAGTGCTCATGACCGACCTCTATTTCCCTGAATTTACGACGAAACTGTTCGAGCGGACTGAAGCATTCATGCTCATAACCTTCGCGGAGGTAGATAACCCGTTGTGTTTCCGGCTCCCAACGAATGACTCTGACGGGCACTCCGTAGTGATCTTTGAACCAGCGGTTAACTTGTCGCAAAGGACCGTCTCCTTCTGCCGGTTGAAATCACCCACAGCCCACTCTGCAAAGCTGTGGGTTACAATTTCCCTGTCACCTGGTACATTCACTGCATAGCAATATTCCACCTTCGCTTTTCCACCCGGTACAGGAAGCGCAATCAGTTGCGAGCGACGGTAGTGTGTTGTTAAACTGTTCATGCGTTAGTTTCTCCACAACCAGAAGCAATCGACGCCACGACGCCCGGAGCTGCACACTCGCGGGCGTCATTACTTTCTGAAATGCAAAAAATTTTGTAGACAAGTGCTGCATGCTCCTGCAGCTTCGAAATTGAGAGATACAGCTCGTCGTTAATTGCTGTCTTCTCATGCGGTTCCACTACACCGTCTTCGATTGCTGAACGAATCTGTTTTGAATAACTGCCGATCTGTTCAATGACTTCCAGCAGACGCTGGTTAATATCGGCGTTGTCCACATCCTCGACGTCAGGAAGAGACACAAAGACGCCATTTGCAGACTGCGCCACAGCATCAGCAATGAAGTGAGTGCCACCAGCACGCTGTAAAACCATTGCCCATCCCAGCGGGAAAATCTGATCGCCATCTGCACGAAGGCGGTTGAATAAAGCGTTTTCTGTTACATCGAGCCAGTCAGCCGCTTCAGCGTAACCACCCGGCAACGCCGCGATAGTTTTTCTGACAGCTTTCACGTACCACTCAGGCTGTTTTTCTATTTTCCAGTGATGCTTACCCACGATTAGCCTCATCGTTCTGTGGTTAAAAATTGAAAGTGTTCTGCTAATCTTTCGGATAGATATCCGGTCTTAAGTCAGATTTCGTAATTGCACCTGACGTGCATTGCTCAAGTTTTTTAGCCAGCACAAAACTGGCTTTTTTATAGCCATTGAAAACCAGCCGTAAGTAGCCAGGTGTTGAGCCAACTTTTCCGGCCAACTCGCCCTGCTGTTCTTTGGTTAAAGAGTCCCAATACGCTTTCATACAATATGTACCTCCGGTGTACATATTACATGATTGAAATGAACCTTCAAGATACTTGTACCTTAACGGTACAAGGGTTTTAATTTCGTTATGAAAACAATCCATGACATCCGGCGGTCTAACGCCAGAAAACTGAGAGATGGTGTTGGCGGGAATTCTTCCTTTGCCACTATGATTGATCGCGAGCCAACCCAGACCAGCAGGTTTATGGGAGATGGTGCTACTAAAAATATCGGTGACAGCATGGCACGACACATCGAAAAATGTTTCGACCTGCCTGTCGGATGGCTCGATCAAGAACACCAGACAACGAACATCACAAAAAAACCTGATGTTTCAATCACTAATAAACAAATCACATTAGTCCCTGTCATATCATGGGTACAGGCCGGAGCATGGAAAGAAGTTGGATATTCTGAGGTTGATTTGAGCACAGCAGAAACGTATCCCTGCCCTGTACCCTGTGGGGAAATGACTTATATCTTGCGGGTGATAGGTGATTCAATGATTGACGAGTACCGCCCGGGAGACATGATTTTTGTCGATCCTGAAGTACCTGCCTGCCACGGTGACGACGTTATTGCATTGATGCACGATACAGGTGAAACCACCTTCAAAAGGTTGATAGAAGATGGGACACAGCGTTATCTCAAAGCGTTAAACCCAAACTGGCCTGAGCCTTACATTAAGATCAACGGTAATTGCTCTATAATTGGAACTGTGATTTTCTCAGGAAAACCAAGAAGATACAAAATCAAAGCCTAATCAATGTTTATGAACCTGCTTCGGCAGGTTTTTTTATACTTGACAATGTACCTATGAGATACATAATGTACCCAAGAGAAACAACAAACAGGCAGGACGCCCACGAAGTAGCCGCCTGGGGCATATGAAGTCCAGGATGATTCGTTAGCAACAAAAAAGCGCCCTACAGGACGCTTAGCTCTTTAACAATCTGGTCCCCATCAACAAGTAACTGATAACTTGAGGAGATGTGAAATGCACAAAACAGAACCCAAAATCGTCGCGCCTGGCTACACAGATGAGGAAATTTATGAGTGGATGACAAAGAAGCTGGCAGCTATAAACCAGCTTCGTGAAGTGCTGTCTTATCGACAGGAAACAATAGACTCCTTAAAAAAACTGGATCAGGAAATCACGGTTTTATCACAGGATGTTACTTTAGATATTGTGCAGACAAATTAGGATCCCATTCATTTTCGTCAAAATCATCAAAGTGATGAATTTGTGATCTCCAGTCTCGATAATCTAAAAATTTCTGGGCGGTTACGCTTATTTTATCAAGTGTGAGTTCATCCTGAATTGAAAGAAGAAGTTCATCAAATTTCATCTCATTAATCTGTTTTGGCATCCAGTGATGCTTCATCAGAATAAGGTGAACCAGAGCCTTTTTCCCATTCAACTGATTATAGGGAGTGCCGAATTTCTTCCGGTGCTCATGTAAGACAAGGTCCAAAAGAGTAAGTAATGTTGCCCTTGATTCAACTTTGCTTATTTCGACTGATGACACTACCCCACTGATTTCAATGCCCCGATACTTTCCAACATTTTCACAGTGGGATTTGTACAGCGTATAGATATTACCGGACATTTCTTTTCCTTTTGCGTTGTTGGGGATAACCAGATTAACCGAATCCTTGTTGTTGGGGAATAACTAGGTCCACCTCGCCTGATGTGGCTAAAAGCAGGCACATAACAGCTAAGTATTTTCAACCAGAGAGAATCCTTAGCGTTGTGGTGAATGCGGCTCAGCGCACGCGGGTTAAGGTTGAGGCTGACAGTCGACCTTCTGTGGATACCCACCCGCCTGGTGTGCAACCTTCGCCAGGCACCGGGAGGCACCCGGCACCACAACTTTATGCTGTGTGTAGTCTTGGCGGTACCAGCTTGTACCCTTGCTTCCGGCTGGTACCGTCCTTTTTACAAAACAGAGAAGAGCATCACCGGACGACGGGCTCATAACCCAATCCATCCGGGCGGCAGTCACCGCAGGTGTTCTTCTCTGTTTTGTGGAGAAACTAACCGACCTTGCAGGGTCGATATGATGAGGAGCAGCAAAATGGCTAGCGAACGCAGTACTGATGTGCAGGCATTTATCGGGGAGCTGGACGGCGGCGTATTTGAAACCAAAATCGGCGCAGTTCTCAGTGAAGTCGCTTCCGGTGTGATGAACACGAAAACCAAAGGTAAGGTCTCGCTCAACCTGGAAATCGAACCGTTTGATGAGAACCGAGTGAAAATCAAACACAAACTCTCATATGTTCGCCCGACTAACCGCGGGAAAATTTCCGAAGAAGACACCACCGAAACGCCGATGTATGTCAATCGCGGTGGTCGCCTGACTATTCTGCAGGAAGACCAGGGACAGTTACTGACTCTTGCCGGTGAACCTGACGGAAAACTCCGCGCAGCAGGTCGTTAATATCGTTTTTAATTAACTGATTATTTATCTCATCACTGAATATCTTTATATAGTGAGGACTTATTATGTCTCAGAACTTAGACGCAACCGCAATTAATCAAATCCATGCCCTTATTTCTGCTCAGGGTGTTAATGAAATTATCAGTAAGATTGGTGCCGATGCTGTGGCATTGCCTGAGAATTTCCGCATTCATGATCTGGAAAAATTTAATTTAAATCGCTTCCGTTTCCGTGGTGCGCTTTCCACTGCCAGCATCGATGACTTTACCCGTTATTCTAAAGATCTTGCAGATGAAGGCACCCGCTGCTTTATCGATGCTGATAATATGCGTGCCGTCAGTGTGCTTAACCTGGGTACTATTGATGAACCAGGTCACGCAGATAACACCGCCACACTCAAACTGAAAAAGACAGCACCGTTCTCTGCTCTGTTGTCTGTTAACGGCGAGCGTAACTCCCAGAAGTCACTGGCAGAATGGATTGAAGACTGGGCCGACTATCTTGTGGGCTTTGATGCTAATGGTGACGCTATTCAGGCAACAAAAGCGGCTGCGGCTGTCCGTAAAATCACGATTGAAGCAAACCAGACCGCTGATTTTGAAGATAATGACTTCAGCGGCAAACGCTCCCTGATGGAGTCTGTCGAAGCGAAGACCAAAGACATTATGCCAGTGGCATTTGAATTTAAATGCGTTCCGTTTGAAGGTCTGAAAGAACGTCCGTTTAAATTACGCCTCAGTATTATCACTGGCGATCGTCCTGTACTGGTTCTACGCATTATTCAGCTGGAGGCGGTGCAGGAAGAAATGGCTAACGAATTTCGTGATCTGCTTGTTGAGAAATTCAAGGACAGCAAAGTAGAAACCTTTATTGGTACTTTCACCGCCTGATTTCATTACTGCAAATGCCCCTGCGGGGGCATTTATGGAAACGTAATTTACTCAATAATCGCCGGATGGTGAGGGATTCTTTTTACCAGAATTCAGCGCGGTGCAGGGTAATGACTCCAACTTATTGATAGTGTTTTATGTTCAGATAATGCCCGATGACTTTGTCATGCAGCTCCACCGATTTTGAGAACGACAGCGACTTCCGTCCCAGCC